TGTACTTTTAACCATCCTTCGGGATTAGAGCTTTATGATCCAGCTTCAACGGATAACTATTATTCTATCGATCTATCTGCTGCTACCGACAGAATGCCCAAAGAGTTACAAGCTAGAATTCTTTCATGCTTATGAACAAAGTTCGGTAAGGATGGAGAGTTTATAGCATCTAACTGACTTAAAATTGTTGATAGAGAATACTCCACAGTAAACTCTAAAATCAATAATGGAGAGCCAATTAGATATAACCTAGGGCAAGGAATGGGATTATTCTCTTCTTGAACTGCATTAGCAATCACTCATCACTATATTGCTAATTACTTATGTGGTATTCCAATGAGTAATTACAAAATTGTGGGAGATGATTTACTAATTAAAGGGACAGAAGAGCAATTTACTAAATACCTAGAGATCATGAAGATCATAGGTATGGAAGTAAATCTAGATAAAACCATTGCCTCATATCATGGTGCTCCACATAATATTGAATTCGCTAGAAATTATATAATCAGTGGACTCAAAATGACACCTTACCCGTTCGGACAATTATTTGCCTGAACTAAAGAGCAGTGCCACTTTGAGACCGCGATAATTAGTCTATTAAAAGTACATAATTTATCTACCGTTTATAAAATAACTAGAGAGATTAGTACTATGACACCAATCCATATGATTGAACTCGCTTTCTTTTTATGATGTAAGTTAGAGTACTCATTTAATGAAATATTTTTCATTAATGAGCTACATAACTTACCCATAAACACGGGGTGGGTTAATGAAGATAACTTCATTAAAATCAAGGATATCATGGCAAGCAATGATGTAGCCGACTCATCGAGCAGATATGAGTCACTTACATCGTTCTTAGATACATTAAAATCGCAATGTACAATGAGAACGGTGCAAGATCTCATCAAGTCGAAAGAGGTTAGTGATGCTATAATATTGCTATCCTTCGCCGACGACCGTCTTACCAAAGCGTCCTGTATGATCCATGATAGATTAGTTAATGCTAATTTAATTAGCTATGATATCGAGTTAACAGGAAGTCCTCTACTTTCGAAAAGAGAGAGGAAGCTTCTCAAAGAAGCACTTAAATTTTTCAACAAAAAAACAAAAATGCCTACAAGTAAAGGGGAGAAGGTAGATAGTTAATCCGCCTATCTTATCCTTCTTTATTGGTAAGCCGGTTGTTTTGCTCCTGCGGAGTAAACACCCGTGGCAATGAACTTAACAAAACTCATTGTATTCCTAATTATGATGACTATCCCAATCAGATGCTATAAGCTGATTTAGGAGAGCGTCTGAAAGATGACTTCAATTAAAGTAACAGTAAATATAAAGTGCTGGGTTTACCCATACCTTTAGCTTTACATTAAAGTTTACTTTAACCTCAGAGATTCAGATGTCAATAAGAAGGGAACTGATGAGCTCGTGAAATCCGAGCGAAACAATCAAAGGGTTTTAATGAAGCTAGCACAATAATAATTATAGCTTATTATTGTAGTATATGCGAGGGACGAAACATAACGTGCGTTCAAGGTACCCCAGTGCCAAGTTTGCGCTATGTCAGTATCGTTAATTTGGTAGTGTTCCAAGGTACTACGCCGGGTTAATAATGGATCTCTCTTGCGACCACATTCTTAATTTTCGGACGGCCTCGACGTTTCTTTTACACATTGCAAAGAGGTGTAAGTATAGTCGATACTGTTCCCCCCACATATAAGTTAAACCTGCGGCTCCGATCATAACTGATCGCTGAAAGCCCGATCATTAGATCGGGCCGCCACAGGCCTCGTATGTGTACCGGCGTCCTTTAGACGCCTTCACACATACGATTGTGTGTATTTTAATGTGGTCTAGCACTCTAATACTAACAAGTTTGGCGTTGCTAATATTACTAGTACATTAAAATAAGGTTAGTAAAGTCTGTCTAGAGCAGACGCTATCTCTTACCTACAGTGCATTTCTGCTTTTTGTTGAAAAATCAGTACCGGCGTCGTACTAGATAACGTTAAGTACAAACCGAAGCGACGGGGCAACAATCCCGGTTGATTAATATCAATGCGAGATTATACTCACCGATGGCCGGCTAATAGTTCTGTAAGTTGCGTATCCCCCCTACCGGCAACCCCTGCTTTATGTAAATAATGCAGCAGACGAAGATAGAAGGGTAGTCCTGCTATAATTACTCTTAGCTGACACTGTAAACTATTGGCTTGAGATAAATCTTATCTGACAAACTAACTGAATGTAAACAAGTAGCTAATAGTGGAGTAATTACGGGCCGACTTAAAACATACAGTATCTTTCTCATGAAATTTAATTCAAAAAAACACAATATATACACAGTATATAAAACTGTTATTTTGGACTGTAAATCTGAGATTGATCCATTACTAGATACTGAACTGAAGGTAGCGCTCGAAGATTTCCTCAATCAAATATTGGGAATCTGCTCTTATGCTTTACATGATAGATTTATTCCATCAAAAGCAAAGAAGAAGAGCAAAACACATAAGGTAAGTGGTGTCAAATCACGCGATTTAGCGCTCTTACTTTATGGCCAAACTCCGAAAAAGGTTAAGAAGCGTGAGCTTCAAATACTAGATATGATCGCCGCATTTAAACTGCTCGAGAACTTTATGTTAAAAAGAAAATACAAAAGTTCTTGAGAAGATTTAGAACTTGGACAATTCACACTGGC